AACTGGGGATGTTAATATTACAACTTTTTTAATTAATCAATTTGAAATAAAAGCTTATGAGACAGTTAATGTAATAGCCCGTTTGGGATTGCAAATTTTTCTTGAATATAGCGTAACTCCCGATCCTGTAATTAATGATGCCCTTGTTTGTTTTTCTAATGGCTATACACAAATATTTGATTGCGAGGTTAATTATACAAGACTCAATGATTTACCTTTACCGCCGCCCTCTACATAATTTAATACAAAAATTAAATTATAAAAATTTGTGGTATAATAAAACTAATTAAAAGTTTCTACGCAACTTAAAAGCGTCCGCAGGGTTTGTCGTTTCTTATCCATAAAAGAATCTTAATAATTTTTATTTAAAATTTTAAGAGGATTTTATGCCAAAACCAGCTGTCACACGTATTAACGGCGCATTCGCTGTTCAAGCTAATACATTACCAAACAATGGGCTTTATGCCCCACGACTAACTACTACCCAAAGGAACACTATACCAGCATCGGTACTTGCTAATGGCGCTATTATATATAATACAACTACTAATCGATTTGAATTATATCAAAATGGACAGTGGGGGACTATAGCTGCTGGAATAAGTACAGGTACTGCTCCAACTGTTGGATCTGCAACATTAGCAGGAGGGACTGTTACAGTCAACACAACTGCCGTTAATGCTAGTTCAAATATATTTTTACAAACACAAGGAATTATAGGAACTAATAACTCTGGAAACGTGCGTGTATCAGCTATTGCAGCTAATACTAGCTTTACTATTACTTCTTCAGATGTGGCGGATACATCCATAGTACGTTGGTTTATTGTAAATGCATAAATAAATGAATGTATGAATCCAGCGCTTTTAAACTATTTACAAGCTCAAAATAATCAGAGTCAAGTAGCTTCTGACAATCAAATGCAAGGGATGGGACAACCTGTTCCTAACCAACAAAACTACAACCCTTTTGACACTGGAATAAGCAAAGCTATTGAAAGCGCAAGGTCATCTCTTGGCATGACGCAAAAACAGCAGGATAAGGCCCTCAGAAGCTCCATGCTTGCTTTTGCCAACAATATGTCCCAGCAACCAAGAGAACGTGGTTTTTTTAATAACTTTGCATCTGTTGGTAAAGCGATGAGTCCTGCACTTACTACTTACGATCAGGAAGAAACAGAGGCTTTAAACGAGAATAACGCACTTGCTAATCAGATTTTAAAGTATCAGGCGCAAGAACAGGAAAGGCAAGCGCTTGAAGAAGAGAGAGCATGGCAAAGGCAACATGCTGAAGCGCAGCTTGGCGAGTCAAAAAGATATCATGATTTAATAGCTCAAAAAAATAATCCAGCAATGAATGTTAACATTTCTGGACTTGGTGAGAACTTTATACCGATAGCTAGTAAATCAGAACGTGCTGGATACGTTAAAGACAAAAAATCATCCGGTGAAATTTTACAAGAACTTTCATCTATAAAAAAAGATTATGACAAGTTCAGAGAAACGGCCAAGGATGATTTAATAGACCCTATGACTCCTTATGGAATAGGAACTGCTGCTAACGCTACAAAAGATTTATTTGGATACTTTACAAATAGTAAAAATTTAAGAGACGAAACTAGTAAAAGAAAAGCTTTAGAAGCTAAACTTGGTAAATTTGCCGTTGAGCTGGAAAGAAAAATAAAAGGCGGTGTTTTATCAGAAGGAATGGTTAAAAGATTTGAAAACAAAGGATTATTACCTGCTTTAAGCGATGCCCCAGATGTTTTTGAAGAAAAACTTAATAATCTTATGCAAGAAATGAACGAGCGTTATAAAGCATCTGAGGCAAGCTTAAGATATGGAGTGCATATTAGTCCTTATGATTTGCAACAACTGGAACAAGGAACTTCGGAAAGAGAAGAGGCAACATTATCTCAAGAAGAAACGCCTGATTCCACTGGTTTTATTAGTTTTTTAAACCCTTCGACTGGTGAATATTTTGATGTGCCTGCTGACATGGTTACAGACGTGGAAAATCAATATCCTGATTTGGTAAGACAATGAAAGGGATAGATTTATCACAATATAAAAGACAAGCTCCAAATAGATTGGATTTATCTCAATATAAACGTGTTCCTCAAGGAGATTCTTGGCCAGCATTAATTGGAAAATCTGCTTTAAAAGGTGCAGGTTCAATTGTTGATTTACCTAAACTTGCTGTTTCGGGATTGGAAAGTATAGCAGTTAGTAAAGCAAAACGTAATCCTGGAGGGTTATATGCACCAGATTTTGTAGGTGATGAAATAGAAATACCGGATACTGATATAATCAGTTCAAGGATTCCTTCCTCGGAAGATATAAGAACCGGTATAAAAAATAAAATTGGTGTTGATTTAGAACCTAAACCAACAACTAGTGGTCAAAGAATAGCATCAAAAGGAGCTGAATTTGCCGGATCATTACTTGGATTTGGAGGAGCAGGAGCTGCTAGCAAAGGAATAGGCGCGCTTAGCAAACTTGGAGGCACCGGCGCTGTTATTGGGACTGGTTCTGGTGTTTTGCAGGAAGCAGGAGTTAATCCACTTGCTGCCGACCTTGCTTCTAGCGTTGTAACTCCATCTGCTATTGCTGGAAGTAAAAATATTTTAAACGCATTCCGTCATCCAGTAGAAACTGTTGCTAAAGTACCTTTAAAAATTATGGGATTAACTCCTAAAAGAATGAATATTGAGGCAGCAGAGGCAGCTAAGGATTTAGGAATTGAATTACCGGCAGCTGCTCTTACAGATTCGACTTTAACTGGACTTGCTGATCAGTGGGTTGGAAAAACTCCTTTTTTTGGTAATAGATTAAAAAAGAAATATGCAACTACCCAAGATCAAACGTTAAAAGCTTTAAATGACATTTACGACAAAACTGGTCCATTAAAAACTCCTGAAGTAGAAGCTCAGATTGCTAATTTATATAATGAAGCAGCAAGCACTTTACCTAAAGATGCAGTAGTAAAACCTACTAATTTAAAAAAAGCTATTGATGATATAAAAGTTAATACTGCAATTCTTTCTCCAGATGAAAAAAATCTTTTACAATTACTGGAAACTATTAAGCATGAAATAGAACCAACCTCGAAGTTAGTTAGTCAATATGGACCTATAAAAGTACCGCTTCAAGAATATGACGTTAACAAGCTTATCGGTACTAAAAAAAGCCTTAATTCCATTATTAAATGGGATATGGACGAGGGGGTAAAAAATCAACTTAGAAAAGTACAGAAAGCTATTTCTAGAGATATAGCAGAGTATGGAAAAGTTAACCCGGAATGGTATCAAAGTTTTAAAGACGCTGATACTTTATTTGGAAAAGTAGCTCGTAGGGAAAAGTTGGAAAACTTGATAGGCAAAAGCCTTAATTCTGCTACAGATAATTTATCCTATAATGCCTTGGCAAAAGCTATAAACACCCCAGATAAACAGGTTTTATTAAAAAGACAGTTAGACCCGGAAAGCTTTGATAAACTTCAAAAACTAGGAACTGTAGCTAAAGCTATGGCCGTTAAAAGTGCAAATATTCCCAATCCATCAGGCACTGCGATGACTACAGCTACTTTAGGAGTAGTTAGTGGATTAATTACAAATCCAGTAGCTACGTTAAGTGGATCAGGGATAGGAGCGGTTATTGGAGCGCAAGCTGCCAGTCAATTATTGACTGATCAAAGATTTCTTGATTTAGCTCTAAAACTAGCAAAAAAACCTAATAACTCATTGACTGTTACAGCTTTAAATAAACGTATTAAAGACATCACTGGTTATTCAGCTGTAGCTTTAAACAATGAAATTGGGCGATTACAAAAGGAGGGCCAATAAATGGATTACAACTCTCTAACAGATCAGATTAAGCAATATTCAAAACGTACTGATGAATTTTTTATTAGCCAGATACCTAATTTTATCAATCAGGCAATAAACAGGATTTATTCAGAAGCTAAAAATATTGGTTTTGAAACAGTCGCGTTTCCTAGTACTTCAGCAGAACAAATACAAGCTAATAATTTCCTTTTCCCCAAACCTACAAATTGGAAAGAAACAGTAAGTTTTACAATTACTTTACTTCCTAATAATAGAACTATTTTACAACTTAGAACCTTGGAATTTTGCCAAAGTTACTGGCAAAATCCTAATGCAACAGGACAACCTGTTTTTT